TGCGACCGTGCTTACGGCCTTTGCGACCACGGAACCGAACGCCCATCGTCTTTCTCCTGTCTAAATCTGGGAAAATTCCCCTGCTTCCCGGAACCGGACACAGGGAAGCGGTCGGAGCCTATGGTCCGCTAAAACGAAGTCAATGACATTTTCTTGGAGAGTTTGCGGCTGCCGCTAATCGATGATCGGCTGAAGATTCCCGCAGATTGCACGCCACGAGTTCATCGGATGCTGGCTAGTTCCGATTTGATAGGCGGCATTGGAAGACATGTTTGCGTACTGCATCCACGCTCCGTCGCTGAAATACACCGTCATCACATTGTTGCCGACGTTGTAGAAGACGAAGGTGATCCGGCCTGAGCCCTTGAAGCCGCTGTAGTATGAATATTCAGATGTATGCGCTGGATAGGGCGACGGAGGCCCGTAGGTCAGAAAGGTGCCGTCGAGCCCCTTTTGCGGAACTCCGTCTATTGTTACTGTGTTGGGGCTTATGCTCACTTTTTCTCAGCGGGAGGATCTTGGATCTGCTTCGTCGTCAAGAAATTGATGACCGGCGAGGCAAACTTGAGCGGTTGTTCCTGAAGCCACGTATTGAAGGCGTTGATGTCAGTTGTCCGGAATTTCCAGATAACTATCGGATCGCTGGATACGGCAGTTGGCGAGGCCGGAGACGAGGGAGCCGTGGTGGAGGAACCTGGAGAAGCCGCACAAGCGGACACAGTTGCGGCAAGGAGAAAAGCTACGGATGCGATCTTCATGTTTGTCTCTCTGATTCTTGTGAAAGAGCGTTTCTTGTCCCCCAACCATCGCTATGCCGTCAAGGTGTGGTCATGGTAATGGCGAAGTATGCGCTTGCCGCCGCCGGAGCTGGGGTCGCTGTCGTTTCCGATAGAACAAAAAGCTGGCCCGCCGTAACGGCTGACCCGGCAATCGCATTGCATGTCGTAGCCGCGCCCGAGATGACGCAAGTAACTCCTGCTGCAGATCCAGCCACATTGAGCTTGAAGGTCCGCGACGCCGTACTGCCGGGAGCCGTCGTCAACTGAATGTAAAAGCTCTGAAGCGTTCCTGAAAAAGGGATGATCGATTGCATGTTGCCAATCGTCGTTGTCCCCGTCGAAACTCCTGATGATGAACAGTAATCGGTTGTGTTGGTCGCCACGGTAAGGGTGGAGCATCGACCGCTAAAACTGGTTGGGAGGCCAGCCCACACCATCGGGACGCCCACACCGCCATGCTGTAGCACCTGCCCCGCGAGGCCCTGACCGAGAGCCAGGGACGGCAGTAATGGGAGAGTAAGGAGAAACCGTCTCATTATGGCGTCAGCCCCCCCTCTATACAGTGATAATCCAGTTTCGTGCTCGACAGTGCTCCGACGTTGGTGATGGTGATCGCCGAAGCTGAGATTGTGTACGAGAAGACGAGCCCGCTCTGGCTTGTGACGGTGCAGAATGGCGCTGCGTTGTCCCCGCTGTTGGCAAAAGTGATGATGCAGCCTGTTGCGACAGAGCCTTCCGTGATCTCACCGGCCACATTGGACGATCCGGTTGCAACTGCCGGGCTGCCACCGCAACTCGTTAGCACCGGCACCGTGCCGTTGATCTCCAGGATGCCCTTCGAAACATCACCGATGAGAAATTGGCCGATGTCGAGGTAGTTGTTGGTCCCTGATGCAGGGGTGGTCACCGTCGATGAGGTGCCGATGAGGATGTTGCCGGAGCCGGTGGTGAGTGTGGAGGAACCAACCTGAGCCCCGAGGCAGGTGTTTTGGCCACCTGCGGCAACAGAGGAACATGCCCGATCACCGAAGCCTGTATTATTGCTGCCGGTAGCCGAGTTCAGGGCTTTCCAACCCATCGCCGTGCCGGAATTATTGGTGGTCAGGGAATTGAGCGCCTGAAACCCGACGACGGTATTGAGGCCACCTGTTGTAATGAGTGAACCGGCGGAAGCTCCAACCGCCGTGTTCTGAGCATTCGTGCCCGTCGTGTCGGCGAGAAGAGCCTGAAACCCGACAGCGGTCACATTGACGTTGGTGGTGGCTTTAGCAGCATTATACCCAATCGCGGTGAGATCATTCGCCGTCGAGGCAAAGCCAGCATTATAGCCTATCGCCGTCGATCCCGTCCCGCTGACATTGGCGGCTAGGGCGCCAGATCCAACCGCCGTCGTCTGCGCTGCGGTATTCAGGACGCCAGCATTATATCCAATTAGCGTACTGTCATTCGTGGTGGTGACTGCTGCCCCTGACCCCGTGCCGACGAAGGTATCGCTACTGCCGGTGGTCAGGGCTGTTCCTGATGCCTGCCCAACCGCTGTATCGCTCGCGGCGGCTCCCTGAATTAGCGTCAATGCCTGAGATCCGACCGCGGTGCTGTTGCTTCCCGTTAAAGGCGTCCCTGACGGGGTGTTGCCAGCCGCCTTCCAGCCTACGAAAGTGTTTTGAGCACCTGACGTGATATAAAGCCCTGCGTTTCTTCCTACGCCTGTGTTGAAGCTCGCGGTATTTGGCGTCCCCGATGAGACCCCCTCAAGCGCAGCAACCCCAATCGCCGTGTTATCTGAGCCAGTGGTGATAAACTCTGCCGAGTTGAGCCCCGTAGCTGTATTTGTTGCGCCAGAGCTGTTACTGAGAAGGCTTCCCGATCCGACCGCCGTATTCTGACCGCCCGTATCATTTGTGAGCGCCTCCCATCCCAGCGCCGTGTCGTCGTTGGTGGTCGTGATCGACCGTGTCGTGTAATAGCCTAGAGCCGTATTTCTCGCTCCGCTGGTCAGCAACACGGAAGTGCCTGATCCGACTAAGGAATTTTGTGATCCTGATGTCAGAACAGTTCCCGCAAGATAGCCGATCGCTATGTCATTGTTGGCCGAGGTAAGGCTGGCCCCTAATATCGACCGATAGCCTATGGCGATGTTGTATCCCGCGCCCGATGTCTCCGTGCTCGCGTTTCCCTTAAAGGAGTCCTGCCCAATTGCGACGTTAAATCCCGCCGCGCTGGTATCGTTGGCCGCAGCCGTCGCGCCTATGGCGACATCGTAAGAAACCGCGTTCGCGTTGCGTAGGGCGTCGGTGCCGACCGCGACATTGTTCGTCCCGGATGTCGCATAGCCGAGCGTGTTGATTCCGACCGTCGTGTTGAACGTGCTGGCGCTGGTTGTATAGGAACCCTGCGAGTTCCAGCCGATCGCCGTGCTTTCCGAATTGGTCGAGGTTGACACACCCAACGCGTTGAACCCAATCGCCGTGGTGAGAAAGTCCGCCGAGTTCAGGTTTACTCCGGCACCAACCCCGATGAGCACAGTACAATTATTGGAACAGACGTGACCTGAACCATCGTCGTAGCTACCATTAATGCCGAGCGCCAAGGTCGTGCCGCCCATCGCAGCCGGTGTAGTGAGGCCAATCGTCGTGCCGTTGATCGCCCCGCCATTGATCGCGACCCCGGAAAATGTCTGCGTCGCTGTCCAGCTATTCGCATTGCCTAAGTTTATTCCCAGCGTCCCCGTGCCTGTGATTGGGCCACCCGTCAGCGTCGCGTTCGTCGCAACAGAGGTGACCGTACCACCCCCTGCACAAGTGATCCCAACCAACTGAGTTGGAGATGACCATTTCGGACACTGATTGGCGACGGCTGTCCCGTTGGTGGTAACGGCGGTTCCAACGG